CGAAGGCGAAATCGCTGGTGACCTCGCCGCCGAGATCGCCCGTGCTGAAGCCGCAGAAGGCGTCCTGGCTGCCGATCTGGCTGCCGAGTCTGCTCGTGCCCTGTCTGTCGAGTCCCAGCTGCTCTCGGATCTCACCGCTGAGATCTCCCGTGCCCAAGGCGCCGAAGCCGCTCTGACCGCCGATCTGGCTTCGGAAGCCTCCCGCGCCCTGGCTGCCGAAGCTGCTCTGGCCGCTGACCTCGCTACCGAGACCGCTCGTGCCCAGGCCGCCGAAAGCGTTCTGACCGCTGACCTGTCCAGCGAGATCGCTCGTGCGACCGCCGCTGAAGCTGCCGTCCAGGCCGCAGCCACTGCCGCCCTCAGCGCCGAGTCTGCTCGTGCCCAGGCTGCCGAGGCCCAGATCGCTTCGATCGCCGCTGCCGACCTCAGCACCGAAACCGCCCGTGCCCTGGCCGCCGAGTCCTCCCTCAGCGCCCGCCTGTCCGACATCGAGAACGGCATCGACCTCGGTGTCTTCGGTGGTGGCTCTTCTTCTGCTTTCTGATCACTCCTACTTCTCAGGGCCCTCGCTTCGGCGGGGGCTTTTTCGTAGGCGGGTAAAACTAACCATTGAAGAAAGCAGACGAAAGAAAATGGAGTTGAGCACCATCACACGTATCGAACAGTTTATCGTTGATGCGCTCATCGCTTCTCCGCTCATCCCGATCAGTGTGAATGTGCTGCGTCTCGCTGACGCCATCGAGAACGAAGGTGTGGTCCAGAACACCAACAACATCGTCTGCAGGTACACCGGCTCTTCCGACACGGTGAAGAACCGTATTCCGATGGTTTTCGAACGGCAGATGTCATTCGAATTGGATATATCGTGTCAGAACTACCTCAGTTCGTCGGGACACGACTTCGCCACGCAGTTACTGGCTGGCGCATTTATCACGCTCAACGGGTCGGTGCCCTCTGGCGCCTACGTCCAGGTCATCGAGCCGTTCACCTGCCAGAACGAGCAGTTTACAGGCATCAGTGAGGAGTCACAATACACCTACACCCAGAACTACGTCGTCACGATCGAAGAGCAGCTGCCCTACGTCGCACTCGATCCGTGCGTCCAGCGTGGTGACTGTCGCCAGCTGTTCCCAGGCATCGGTGTGGAGACCAAACTCCCGCTCGCCGGGGTGCTGGACGACGTGACAGGCAGCATCTTTGTCCCGTGGTACCCGGGGGAAAACACCCCGTCAGAGGACTTCGACGTGCCGAAAGGCGTGCGCTGGAGCGACGAGCTGACGCAGTCCGGCGACTGGGTTTTCATCTGTGACCCGGAAGAGGTCTTCATCTACGACCCTCTCAGTCAGCCCATCTACCTCCTCAGCAACAACAGCTACACTGAAGACGGTAGACTCGTCGTAACCGTGTGGGACGCCGAGACCAAAGAGCCCATCAAAGACGTTTTCTACCAGGACAGCGGAAAGAAGCTCGCCCGGTACGCAGTCGAGCTCTGGCAGAACAAGGTGTCGGGATCCGCATCGGGACAGATATCTGCAAAGTCCGTCAAAGACTCGTCCTGGCACCTGGGCCTCCAGACTGGTGAATTCGCCGTTGTCAAAGGCGCCCTGAACTACCTCTACACCGACCCGCTCAACCCGGACGGGAAGCAGCTCTACCTCGATGGCGGCATCCTCATCGGCGTGATGCCCGAGACTTTCATCCAGACCCCGAAAGGGCGGTTCTACTTCGTGGGACAGTCACCACAGGGCCGAGGTTGGATGCTCGAAAACACGTTCGAGCTGGCGTCCGTCAACTCACTGTGGAAGCTCGGATGCCTTCCGTGCGCCGGCAACTCTGGACCTTCACCTCTCTGCTAGCGATGGACCCCGGACAGCTCTGGAATCTCTACCACGCCGCCGTTCGTGCCGGCAACACTGAGCAGGCGAAAGCACTGCTACGAAACATCCAGTCGATCAAGTCAAACCCACCACCACCGTCGGGCGGATGCGCCCGCTGTCGAAAGAGGCTCTACTAATGGCTAAATCAAGAGACGAAATACTTGCTCAGAAAGAGTTCCTGGCTGCCGAGGCCCTGAAAGTCGCCAACGAAGCTATCGGCTATCTTCAAGACCAACTCCCTGAGTGCTCCACCAGGGATCTCGTGTCCATCTTCAATTCCGCCGTCAAGGCCCATAGGGACATCGTCTCCGACATCGTCTCACTGACGGAGCAGGAGACCAAGGAAGAGGCGGCATTAGCCAAAGAGTACGAAAGCACTGTCGACGTTTTTCTGAACAAACTTAAGGGCAGCTAAGATGCGTCCGGTAATAACCAAAGCCAGCCAGCTCGAAGAGCACTCCTCGTGGAGGATTTACCAGAGGGGCCTTCGTGAACTCACTCTACTGGAGGCGCCACGTTCCACCATCAACGAGTTTAAGCATCGAGCCGCACGTGACTGCTTTCTGGCGTTCGCAGAGCTGATGAAAGACGGTCATCTGAAAGTGGTGGACTTCCACGAGATCATCGGGTCGGCGTTTGAGGACCTGGCGAACGGGCGATACCGTCGGCTCATCGTGTCGTGCCCGCCACGCTCTGGAAAGTCGATGCTGGCGACGATGTTCATGGCCTGGCTGCTAGGCAGGGACCAGGAGACGCAGCACATCATCGCCTCCTACGGTGCTATGCTCTCTGGCAAGTTCCACAGGGAGGCTGTGGCGATGCTCAAGACGCCGGTTTTCAAACGTATTTTCCCGGAGTGGAAGGGGTTCTCGCCAGACTCAAAGTACGATATGGTCGGCGGGGGTTACATTCTGCCGACATCTGTCGGAGGCGTGCTGACTGGCTTCACGGCGGGCACCACGAACATCGAGGCCAAAGGCGTGGGGGCGATGATCATCGACGACCCCCTGAAATCGTCCGACTCTAAAGCCGCTCTCGAGACGCTGGAAACCTGGTGGGGTGAGCAGGCTTCGACCCGACGCACAAACCGCTGGTGCCAGATGGTGATCGCTACCAGGTTCCACGAGAAGGATCTTCACGGCGTCCTGATGGACACCGACGGGATCTACGACGAAGAAGACAACCCGAACGGGTGGCGCTGGATCAATATTGCCGGTCTGTGTGAAGATCCAGAAAACGACCCATTGGAGCGGGAAGTTGGCGAGTCCCACTGGCCCGATAACACGGCGTTCACTGTGGACATGCTGATATCCCAGAAGAAAACGATGGGGTCGTTCGCCTTCTCAGCTCTCTACCAGGGTTCGCCCGTGGCTGCCGAGGGCCAAATCGTGAGGAACGGGTGGATCCAACGCATCGACGAGGAGTCGTGCCCGACTTTCGACGTCACCTGGCTGTCCGTGGACTGTGCTTTCGACGAGAAGCAGCTGGCTGACGAAACGGCGATCTGCGTGTCCTCGATCAGCCTCAAAGACCCCACCAAGATCTACGTCCGAGAGATAATCTCGGGGCGGTGGGGTTTCCCCGATATGATCGAAGCTGTGAAGCAGGCGTACTCTTTCTACCGGGCAAAAATGCTCTGTATCGAAAAAGCCGCGTCCGGTCAGTCCCTAATCCAGGTGCTGAGGAAAGAGGGCAAGATCCCCATCCACGAGATGAAGCCCCTTAAGTCCAAGACCACCCGCCTTCAAGCGGTAACCCCCTTTCTGGAGGCCAGTCGGGTCTTTTTTGTTGAGGGCGAATGGACCGAGGCCTTCATCAAAGAGCTGACGACCTTCCCGTTTGTCAAGCACGACGACAAGACTGACTCTTTCGCTTGGTCACTCACCTATTACGCCTTGAACATGGACGTTGTCGACCGCGGTATTCAGGAAGCTATCATCCAGAACAAGCGCTACTACGGCGAAACCCGGCGGGAAGGGTTCGGAGACAGCAGTGTCTTCGGTGAAATCCGAACCGGTCGGCGTGGTTTATTCAGCGGCGAGACCAGTTACAATGACCCAGATTTCGTGCAAGTGGAGGACAGCGAAGATCCCCGCTCTGCTTTTGCGGCTGGCAGAAGGGGTCGAGGTCGGGGACATTTGGGATACGAGTAGGAGATTAGGAACCTCCGTAAAAGTTTCTGTTGTTTACAACAGCACTCCAATGGCTAACTCAAAAGTGGACACAGATGAGCGGCAAATGCTCGCTGAGCACGGCACAAAAGTGCTCATCACGGACCCGGCAGCGGACAAATATCTCGCGCAGTCGGCTAAGTTCGGGACCGAGCGCTACTCCCGATGGTGTGGCGGAAAAGACGGCTTCGATGACTTTGCAGAGAGACTTCATTGAGGGATTGCTAGAGCAGGGTAAATGGTGGACAATGTGAGCGGGTAAAACCACTTGTTACCTGGACAGACCCCAATGTCACAGGATTATGTTCACGGGGGTGAGTTAGATGTAATTCTAATCAGCAACGAAGTATACACCGTATCCACTGTTGTCACCCCCAATCACATGCTCACTAGTAAAGAGAAGCGCAGCAAGCGTCGTGCCGAGAACACCCAGATGCTCGAGAACTCCTACTCGAGAGGGATGGATGTCCAACCGCCCAAATTCCTGACTCCGCGCCAAGAGGAACTCTGGGATACGCTGAAAAGGAATACTGTCACTTTAGCTCACGGTTGTGCAGGAACGGGCAAGACCCTCATCGCACTCCACTACGGACTGTTCGGCATCGCTCAAGGGGACTTTGATAAAGTCTACTACGTGCGTAGCGACGTAGGTGTCGAGTTCCAACGTGGCCGGGGAGCACTCCCTGGCGACCTCTCTGAGAAAATTGCGCCTCTCATCGCTCCCGTCCTCGACAATTTGCCGTGCATTATGCGCTCGCAAGGGGCGGGTGAGTACCTCCTCAACAAGAAAATTATCGAGCCTGTGCTCCTGGAGGATATTCGCGGACGCTCCCTCAACGAGGCGTTCATCATCGTGGACGAAGCGCAGAACTTTCTGCCCTCACAGATTAAGACCGTGCTCACACGAGTGGGCAAGGAATCAAAGATCCTCTTGATCGGGGACACCCGTCAGACCGACATGGAGGTTTTCCGTCGTGAAAACGGACTCGTGGACGCTATCTATCGTCTGCGCCAACTCTCAGAGGTGGGCACGGTGGAGTTCCACAAGGAAGACATTGTCCGCAATTCCGTCATCGCCCACATCCTCGACCGCTACGACGACTGACTTTATCCGGGGACTTCGGTCCCCCTCAACAAGAATGCGCAACGACACTCGATTCGCCCGTTCCGATCGGGCCACGCTGGAGTCCAAGCTCCCGCCCGGCACTCTCAGCGGTCCGCAAGCCCAGGGCATTTGGGAATTTTTCCTCAGGTGCGATGACCCGTCTCACGTGGCCCACACTTACCGCTCCTATCGCGACTCCGATAAATGCGAGGTGCCACGTCAGGACTTGCGGGCGATGCGTGACACGATGGTGAACGACATGCGCGAGCAGAACAAGATGAGCAAGAAGCCTCGGGTTGAGACCCAAATCGGCCGTAACGCCCCCCACCTCAAGACCGAATCGGCACACACCCAAAGGAGAGGAGCGTGATGGCAACCACCGACGCAGCAAATGGCCAACTTTCCAAGCACAGGGTGCCGTGTGGGCCGATGTCGATCAAAGCGGCCGGAGTCTGCCGCCGCCGCCTCCGTGACAACTTCAGCACTCTGCTCGACCGCCTCTCACAGGAGACCGGACCCCAGCAACCGACGGGCCCCGAGATGCCCAACGGGTACGAGATGATGCCGGACGGGACGATAATGTCCCAGGCCCACCTGAGGTCCGAAGAGATGAAGAAACAGGCGAAGAAGGCCAAAAAGGAGAGCCAGAACGACCCCGTTGGTAAGCTGGCGGAAGCCCTCACTGGGACTCTAACCCAAAAGCACAACGAGATGGGTAACAGCAAGCTGCTGCAAGACACTTCGGGCAAGATCGAGCCGTACGGGGAGGGTAAAAACAACCAGATGAAAACACCTAAGCAATGAGTACCAACCGCATTGGAGGCGACTACAGCGCCGAAGCTCTGGAGGCATTCCGCTCAGCGTACGCAGCCCAGATGCAGACACCCGAGGACCTGGACACGGCCCCCAATGGCCTGCCTGGGAACGAAGTCAGCAACACCTCCCCCTGGATCGCTCACACCGGACTCTGGAAATACCCGAGCGGCAAAGGCCCCGACGGTGACCTCCAGAAACCTTTCATGCCTGAGGCCTACATCACTCAGCAGGACGAGAGCGAAGAGGAAGAAGAGATCACCGAAGAGGGGTTCGACGCCTACCTCGACTCCCTCAGCCTGGAAGAGCTCCAGTCCCTAGCCACCGAACTCGGTGTGGAAGACGAAAGCGACGACTCCGAAACAGTTATGAGTGATGAAGAAGTCGAAAACCTGATAAACGAACTCAACAACGACCAAGGGTAAAACCTGTCCATAGAGAGCCGCCCGTTATGATCCCCCTCAGATCCGCTGAAACCCAGAAGAAAGAGTTCGATCTGCAAGCAGTGCAGACGACTAAGATCAATCTGGAGCTCCAAAAGCACGTCGACTCTCCCGACAGCGACTACCGAGAGTATCTCGAGGACGCAGCTGTTTTCGCCAACGTTCTGCGTGGTGTGGCACCCGAGAACTCGATGATCGTTCTCCACTACGCCCCTGAAGTCATCTTCACCACCGAGACGGAAGATTTCTCCTGCGCCATCTTCATGAACGGCAACATGTGGCGCTTCAAAGTGAACGGGTCCGTTCATTACGAATTGGAAGATACTGACAAGCTAGCTCCTTCTCGGGCTCTCAAAAAGATGTGGGACCTCATCATCCCACGTCTGCCCGAGGGATACATCGTCCACGGCAATGCCGATCCTAACGATCCGCCTGAAGAGGCCCGGATCCGCAATGCGGTGAGAATGAAACTTGGATTCGGCGATGTGCAACCGAGCCGTGACGTGTTCGGCATCGTGCGCGAAGGTAAACTCCGCCCCCTCAATCTCGACGAGTTCCTGAGTCTCACTGGCGAGGAGCCTTCCCGTTTGAGGCAGAAATTTTCGGTCCGCAAGATCGAATGGCCGGGGGCCTGAAGATGTACGGCTCCTCACTCGACTTCAGTAGCGTCACCCTGCCGGGCGTGGGCGGTGGTCTCAACGCCTCCAACGGCGTAGGGATGGATCAGCTGGCCAAAATGAACGCAAGCGGCAAGAAATGGTCGCCTGACATCACAGGCGGGATGTCCCACCACAACGAGGGTCTCCTGAAAATGAACGCCGCCCAGCGTGATAAGCGGACCGGTCTCGTCAACAGGGATTACAACGAGCAGTGCGACGGCAAAGATGCGATGAAAGAGATTTTCGCTCGCAAAAAGTCACGGATGAGCTCGTTCAAAGAAATGAAAGCAAAGGAGTACGGATTCGCCGAGGGCGACTCCCAAGACTCGGAATTGCTCTCGATGCCACTCCCTTCGATGGGGATGGCTGAGAAGAAATGTGGTCCCGGTTGCAATTGCCCCCTGTGCCTCAACAAAAAGCAGCAGGATGCCAAATTCCGTGAGTGGGATACAGAGAAGCGCAAAGAGCTGAAGAAAGGCGAGTTCGAAGGTGCTTTCGCCGGTCCGGATATGTCCTTTCCGATCGCCAGCGCTCAGGATGTGGCCGCCGCCTGGTCCTCCGTAGGCCGGGCCAAAAACCCCAGGGCCGTTATGCAGAACATCCTCCGAATCGCCAAAGAGCGTGGATGGGAGTCAGGGCTGCCCGAGTCTGTCAAACAACGCATGAAAGACGGTGGTTCAGGTCTGCCGGAGTGAGCCATGGGCGTTGAAACCATAGTAGCCATCGTCGCCTCACTGGTGACCACGATGAGCGGTCTCGGCTGGGTCATCGACAGAAACGGGAAACGAACTGACGTCCGTTTCGACACCGTTATTTCCCACATGACGAAAGTCGAGAAGGTCCTCAACGACATGCGTGCTGAGCTCCCCATTCGTTACACACTTCGGGAGGACCA